GATTTATGGATAAAATATATTTTTAATATATAGAGTAAAAAAAAAGTAGTAAAAAAAGATAGAGTTAATTTTATAGTTTTAGATTTTAGAACTATAAAATTAGGGGGTTTGATTTTAGGGGGTGTCCCATAATAGTCGATTCGGGTTGGGATTGAACCAACGACCTTGAGATTAACAGTCTCACGCTCTAACCAACTGAGCTACAGAATCTTTTTTGCATGAGATGGGATTCGAACCCACGAAGCAATATGCACGGGATCTTAAGACCCGCCCCTTTGACCGCTCGGGAACTCATACATTCGGGTATTACCCCTTTATTTTATTTACTTATACTTTTTTTGTCTTCTTCTTTTTATCTACTACTTCAACAACAATAGATGGTGTATCAACAATAGTTGGCGGTACAACTTCATGAATAATATTATTAGGTATAATTACTTTGACTTTTTTAACCTTTACTTTTTTAACTGGTTCTACCACTTCAGGTTTAACTGGTTCAGTTACTTCAGGTTTAGTCACTTCAGGTTTTACCTCTACAACTTCAGGAGTTGGTTCGGGTTCTGGTGTAACTAATACAGGAGATTTATCTTTAAGTAATTTTTTACGGTCATAATATTCTTTAGCCTTTTTGCGTTTGTATTCTAAAAAGGCTGGGTCATCAACCACCTTCTTTTTATAATATTCTTTACGTTGAGTATTAATCTTCTCTTTGTTTAGTTCTCTATATTTTAGAGTTGCTTTTTTTTGTGCTGGTGTATAACTTGAATATACTTTGATTACTTCTTCATCAGATTTGAGATTATCCATTATATATATAAATAATTAATTCTTTAAATACTTATATATATATTATTTATTCATTACTTTAATATCGCATGGTACTTTAAAAGCATCAACACCTCCTTTTGTATCTTCTGTAGTAATGACGTCAATCTCTTTACGTAATGACGGGTCTTCAGACCTAAAGAAGTGTTTTAGAATATACTCATTCTTTTTAAAGTCACATGAATGATTAAGGTCGTCAAACATCTCTAAAAAAGAAGCTACGTCATCATGTAAATCACCTGACCTATATGATGATGCATTAATAAAATGACCTAATGCAAGACAATACCATCCACATGCATTATTCATTAATGATTGAACGTCTTTTTTTGTATTAGGTAGTCCTTGTTTGCCTGTTGTATCTTTTACTGCTTTTTTAACACATTCAGGTGCTGGTTGTCCATATGGGTCAAACCAAATGGATTCTATTTTATTATTTGGGTATTTATTAATTTGTAAAAAGCACCAATGTGTTCCTTCATTGGCTCTTCCTTCTTCATCTGTTGAATCTTCTAAATTAACAATATAAGATTTATTAAATTCTAAAGGTGATATAAGTTCATCTTTAAATACAACATCTTTTAACGGGATACGCATACGCTTAGCGAGTTCAAATATCTGTGAATCTGATAACGACATTTATTAATAATATATATATAGTATTCTTTATATATATTTAAACATATAACCCAGAACCTGACATCCCTGCACCATCATTAAAGTGTTGATATTGTGGTGGTAAAAAGAATTGCATTTGCCAGTTTGCACTAAATGGTTGAGATATACATGCAGGCGGACAATACGAACTTAAAAGACGACCTTTTTGCTGTACACTATTACGTTCTAAAGCACCACCAATCATTCGCGAGTGTGGTTGTAAAGGTCCGTGCACATCCACTTTAGGTGATAACATATGACGAGCATCAATACCTAATTTAGTTAGTTTAGCATGTTCTTTAGCACCAATAGCGTTATCCATACCTGCACGTGTCATATATCCATAATTAGTGCCTAAATGTCTATTTAGTTCATTAGCTAGTTTAATGTGAGACCCATGAGCTTTAAGTCCTGAACCTTCCATATCGTCATCGTCATCGTCATCGTCTTTAGGATTTTGCATAAGTTCAGTAGATTTATGCTTCTCAGGTGATAATGATTGTCTATTCTGTTGTAATTCTTCAGGTGATAAACTTAATTCTATACCCTTATTTTTATTAAATGCTTTAGATACAATATTATAAGTCTCAGGATGAACTAATAAATTAAATCCACAACCTTTTTTAATTCTAACTTTGCCTCCACGTTTTAATTTACGTAATTGATGAGGACTTGCGTCTATTGAGATTTGATGCATATTATCTTTATATAATATTATCTTTTTAAATGTATTATTTATTTATTAAGAATAGACTTAATAATTAAATAATATAGTTTTTGATTTTTAGACCCGAGCACCAGTAAGAGCATCAATACTAATCTCAACACCATATTCAATAAAAACCCAATAATCCATATGTCGGTTAGTAGCATTAGTTCCAATAATTTGAATAGATTTAGGAACTGACATCTCAACAGGAAGCATGCGTTCAATATTAACATAATAAAAGCAAGTAGACATATCAAATGATTGACGGTCAATTAATGCAGAAGTTAAACCATCAGTGAGACCACCATTGACAGCATTCTGACCATAAAGTTGGTTATTAAATGCTTCAAAGTTATATTTTTGTAAGTTATAGATGGCATTCTGACCGGATACTTGCACGTTGAAGTTTGTGATATGCGACATAGGACTGGTAGCACAGCATCCAGCAGGATCGAATGGTGATTGCCATACAGGCATACCAACTTTAAGTCCAGTATTAGCATTAACAACAAGACCTGACATAGTATTTGCAGCAATAGTAGTTCCTGTTGTAGGGTTATAGTACGGACAGATTAGCACGGACTTAATATTTGCAATACCATTTGTTACTAAATTATTTATCATCCCAGATTGGTTAGATACATTTAAAATTTGGTATTGGTAAATATCAGTATATTTAATTTGTTTTACAGGAGACGATAGATATGCCTGTTCAAAGACTGGATTAAATGTATATGCCGGAATATATAAATAGATACTCTTAGCAAGTGAACCAGCTTGTAAAGCAGTACCCTGAACAGAACTAATAGATTGGTCTAAGCATGTAGCACCTACAGATACATTAATTGCAAGTGTCTGAGTAAATGCAACAGTTGTTCCGGCAGTAGGTTTTTGTGTTGCACTAATAGCTACAGAACTCATTCCAGACCCAGCAAGACCAGATGCAATCATTAGAGGATTAACACCTCCTAACGCATTAGTTACATCAGTACATACTAAACCAGTTGTTGGCATAGCAGTTCCTACAACAGTATCAGCAGTTGTAGCAGTACCAAGAATAGCAACAGAATGTTTTACAGTTGTAGATGTGTTATTTAAATTCATTGTCATCTTCATAAATACACCTTTAAGTAGTGGAGCCATATTAAAGAATGAATGTACGTGTTTTAAATATACAGTAGCAGTTACAGCAATTTGTAATAAACCTTTAGTAGTAACAGTAGCTGTGTTTGCAGCAGCACCACTTACAGTTACAGTACCATCAACACGTTGTTGAATATAAGACTTCCATAAATTAGTACATGCTTGTGTGCTTAATACACTACTATATAATACTGAGGTTACTCCCGATTCAGTGGTTGAGTCACCAGCACCTCCAACAAAAACAGGTAAAGCACTAACAGGTGATTGAGCATCAAAATTAATAAGTTGTTGTCTCCTTAAAAATCCAACATTACCACCCATAGAACCAAAGTTATTACTTCCACCTTTTGTCATAACATTATCAAAATTTGTTGAATTTACAGTTCCATTCCCAGCAGGGTAATCTGATATTCCTAATGCAGGATATCCTGTAGCAAGAGCATTGCCTGCACCAGTACCACAATAAATACCAAAAGCAATTGGATCGTCAGGATAAAACCCAATAGTAGCACCTTGAGTTATAACATCTTGCCACGATAGACTTGTCATTAATTTGAATGAGTTCCACATATTAACAAATGGAGTTTGCTGTACTATAGTAGTTCCGTTGTAATCCAACGTAAAACTATGAATCATTTGACCGAACCAATTTTTTAATCCGATGCTATTAGCAGCATTAGCAGTATTTGTCATAAAAGACGGAGTTGCATTTGTTGATAATAAAGTATAAACACCAGCATTTGTAGTAGCAGAAGATGTAGCATCTAAAGACTGTTGTGATAGCGTTAAAATAAGAGGCATTAAAAGATATGCTTCTCGGTATGACATATATTTATTACTGTTTGATAATTGAGAAGTATC